TCAATCCTGGAGAGGCGGTGGAGCGGGTGAAGGGAATCGAACCCTCGTCGTAAGCTTGGGAAGCTTCTGCTCTACCATTGAGCTACACCCGCGTAGTTCTGGATTTAGCCATTCCAGTGCAGGAAGGCAAGCCGCTCGCGGGGCATATTGCGTGCATCCATACACGCGGAATGCCTGCCATGAGTAGAGATTTCTGTCTGGAAGTGGGTTCTTGTCAGGAGGTGGTTTCGGTCGATCTCAGTCTTCTAGAGACCTGTGCGGCACCGTCGGATTGGATTGCGCGCGGGTTTGGCATGCCGTCTGTGGAGTTGCCTGCACGACCCGGATGCATGGGACGTGAGCCTGTGGATGAAGCTGTCAGCTTCATCGCCGATCGACGGAAGATCGACACGGGGCGCGCAGGGAACTCCTCCGCTCTCACGGCGACCAGGGCAGACCCAGTGTGACATAATGATCGAGGAAAGTGCATTTTCGACCTCAGCTTGGATCAAATTCACACCGGTGGAAGTTTCTCAAGGGCTACGGACCGGCCTTCGTCTGACAGGCGGCACGACCAACTTTCACCAAAAGGAAAAAATCCAATGAAACTGCTTGCCTTGACCCTGACGCTCCTCGTCGCAGTACCAGCTAACGCGGGCGGACCAGTGATCATCGATGAACCACCCGAAGAGGGACGCCCTGTTGCGATCCTGTCACCCGGCGAGAAGATTGCCCTTACCGCAGGACTTATCCTGGTCGGAGCGTTTCTTTTGGGCGGTGGCGGGTCCGACGACTGCCCCTGCAATACGCCCGGCGAAGCAGGTCAGTGCACCTGCTAGGCTTTTCTGGTTGCAGGTCTCGTCGGGCTCTGATCCGCGATCTAGCTGCATCAGTGAAAGCTGGTGCGGCCTCAATTGCCCGTGCCACTGACCCGGTGCCCTTGTTGGAAGGCAGCACCCTGCGAGACGAGGGAAGGTCGCGATAAGTTCTTGCATGTCCGGCTTCGCTCTATTCCCGCTGGCTATCGTCGTCATGCCAACGGCGTCCTCGACCTCCGCAACCACGGCTCGGCCGAGATCCGGGCGAGGTGCGCGACTTGTCGGAAGAGCATGGAGTGGAGAAGCCGGACAGCATTCAGTCGGACCAACTCCAAAGGGCGCAGCCGGATCAATGTGCACCAGCCATGATGGAAAGTAGGTGCCCGGCAAAGGGAATGAAATGCCGGGCACCTCGACGCAGCCGTAGACAGGTGCCGCCGAATATCCCGAAAATTCTTGCCACTTATGCCGATCCAACTCTGTGCAATCCGGAAGTGTTCCGGCCCGTTGGAAGGAAATTGCAATATTTTTGGTAGTTTAGGGTGAGCGGAATCGGCTGTTAATGGTCCGTTCATCGGGGCGCCGGCCACCGCCAGAACCGCCTCGGTAAAGCCGCCTGACCAGGAGTGCTTCTACCGACTGGCACCGCTTGGGCGAAGCATTTCGTTTCTGGTGATGAATTAGTTGACCTGCCAGCAATTGAGAGAAAGGCGGTTTTCGCCCGGTCTCTTAACCAGCTGTAAACCTAAGAATTTGGCTCCGGCGGTAGGGATCGAACCTACGACCAATTGATTAACAGTCGAGATCAGAGGGCTATCAGGGTCTAACAATACATAACGGTCAACTCGACAAAAATGCAGGAAATGCTTGCGGTTACGGGGCAAATCTCTAACACTGCGCAACACCGGGTAACGAGCCAAATCGGCGAAAATGTTACCCCGAAACCGCTCGGGGTAACGCCCGCTCCGCAGTCAAGAGGTCACGAACGGCATGGCAAAAGCACTCACCGCAACGGCAATCGAGGCGGCCAAGCCGGGCGCGAACCGGCGCGAGATCAGCGACGGTGGGCAGGATGGACTCTTCCTGATCGTGCAACCTTCTGGCGCGAAGTCGTGGGCTCTTCGCTATAGGGCCGAGGGGAAGCCCGTGAAGCTCACGCTCGGCCAATGGCCCGCAATGTCGCTTGCCAAGGCGAGGGGCACGGCGGCCGAGGCGCTCGAGGCCGTGAAGGCTGGCGACGATCCGGCGGAGAAGAAGAGGGCCGCCAAGGCCGCGAAACTCGACACCGATCTGTCTGCACGTGACAAGGTGAAGACGCTGATCGGGCAATACGACAAGCTCCGGCTCAAGCACCTCAAGAGCCGTGCGACGGTGCGCCGAGAACTCGATCGCTTCGTCGTGTCTTCATGGGGTGAGCGGGATATCCATTCGATCGCGAAGCGCGACGTGATCGACCTTCTCGACGGGATCGCCGAGAGCGGACGGGCTGTCAGCGCGAACCGCGTGCGCGCTTACCTGAACACGTTCCTCAACTGGTGCGTCGAGCGCGATATCCTCGCAATGAGCCCGGCGACCGGGGTGAAGCGCGTCGCCAAAGAGACGAGCCGCGAGCGCGTGCTCTCCGACGACGAAATCCGTTGGCTTTGGCAAGCGTGCGACGATCTCGATCTTTGGGGGCCGTTCACGAAGACACTGTTGCTCACCGGGCAGAGGCTCGGCGAGGTGGCGGGAATGCGCGAGGCCGAGATTGCCGGGGCAACGTGGCACCTCGAAGCCAAGCGCACCAAGAACGGCCGGGCGCACGACGTGCCGCTCTCCGACGCCGTGATCGAGGTGCTGGCGGGCACGACGAAGATCAAGGGCGCGGGCTTTCTCTTTACGACGACGGGCGCCTCGGCGCTCTCGAACTTTCACCGGGGGCGCGAGGCCGTCGCCTCGAAGATGGCCGAGATCGCCGAGAAGGAACGGAGCGAGCCCGTAGCGATCCCGCATTGGACCTTCCACGACCTTCGCCGCACGGCTGCAACCGGCATGGCCCGGCTCGGCATTCCTGTGCGCGTCACCGAAGCCGTGCTCAATCACGTTTCGGGAACGGGTGGCGGGATCGTCGCGGTCTATCAGCGCCACGACTACGCCGACGAGAAGCGGGCCGCGCTCGACTCATGGGCGCGGTTTGTCGTCTCGATCGTCGAAGGGAAGGCCGACAACGTGGTTCCGATTCGGGCTTAGTGCGCGATCGAGGCGGAATCGTTTCTTGCGCGTGTTGCCCGGAAGCACCGAACCTTGTGAGGAGGTGTGACAGGAAGTGACGAGAGCTCACACTCGGAAATGGACGTGTGAGCGCAGGGTCACAATAGCTATCACGGGATATCGGAACTCTACATGATCCTTCTCACGCCGGGCACACCGGCCAAGAGCAAGAGGATCAACCAGAATGACCCGACCGGAATACATTCCCGCCGCACGCGCTCGCACCGAGATTCTCGGAGTGTCCGAAATGACGATGTGGCGTTGGCGGCAAGACCCGTCGCTCGGCTTTCCGCCCGGCGTGAAGATCAGGGGGCGCCTATACTATGCCCCGAGAGAGCTTCGCGACTGGATGGAGCGCAACCGCATCGCCGCCTAAGCGAAACCGCCGCGCGGCTGGCGACCACGCGGCGGCATATCGAGCGAAGCCCGGCGAGCGATCCGGGCAGAGACACCCTACCATGCATGCGCACAAGCGCCAATAAGAACGAGCGAAAAAGCCAATGAATAACAACGCTGTGTCGTCGCTTCCTGCGGCGAACCGAACCCCGCGCGAAGAAGCGCTCGCCTACGCCGCCGCCGGTTATCCGGTGCACCCGGTGCGCGGGAAGATTCCCCTCACGAAGTGGAAAGACGCCGCCTCGACCGACCCGGCCACGATCAACGCATGGTATGACCGATGGCCCGAGGCGGGCGTCGCGCTCGTCACTGGCGAGCGTTCCGGGCTCTTCGTGGTCGATCTCGACGTGAACAAGGCGACGGGCGAAAGCACCGGCGAAGCGGCGGCCGATCGGCTCGGGCTCTCCAACTGCTTCGAGGGCGCACCGATGGCGCGCACCGGCTCGGGCGGGCGTCACGTCTTCTTCCGGGCCGAAGAGGGCCTCGACAACTCGGCGGGCAAACTCGGCGAGGGGATCGACACCCGCGGCAACGGCGGCTTCGTCGTCGCGGCGGGCTCGCCGGGCTACGAGTGGCTCGGGCCGTCGATCCTCGACCTCGACCCGCCGCCGGTGCCCGCCAAGCTCCGCGCGGCGATCCGGGCAAGAAAGAGCCCGGCGGAAGCGGCACCGCCCGCGGCCGATCGGAACGTCGTCGAGCTTCCTTTTGCAGCCCTCGCCCGACAACTCGCCGCGACGCGCGCCTCCGAGCCCGGCGGCAACGCATGGGCGGAACAAGCCATAGCCGCCGAGGTCGGGCGGGTTGCCGTCGCCGCCGCGGGCGCCCGCAATCACACGCTCAACCGGGCCGCCTTCGCACTCGGGCAGATCGTGGCAGGCGGGGGCCTCGAGCGCGATCGCGTTGTCGAGGCGCTCTCTCTCGCCGCCCGGGCGATCGGCCTCGACGAGCACGAGATCGGGCAAACGATCGCCTCGGGCCTCACAGCCGGTGCCGCCGACCCTCGCGCCGCGCCCGAGAGGCCGCAAGAGCGAGTCCAGGCACAAGCATATGCCGCCCTCTCACCTGACGTTCTGGCGAGCCGAAAGGAAGGGCTCGCCGCTCGGATGGTGCGCGCAAACGACGTTCGGCCGCTCTTGTCGTCGCCCTACTTGGTCAAGGGATGGCTCGACCGAGGTGCAATGTCTGTCGTCTACGGCGAGTCCAACGTGGGCAAGAGCTTCTTCGCCCTCTCGATCGCGCACGCGATCTCAAAGGGCGAGCGGTGGGCAGGGTGCCGCGTCGTCGGCGGCCCGGTTTTCTACGTTGCAAGCGAAGGCGGCCGATCCTTCGTCAACCGGATCGCAGCGCTTGACGGACCTTCCGATCGCCTCGTCGTGATCCCTGTTTCGGTCGATCTTTGCGGCTCGGCCCTCGATGCCGAAGCGCTCGCGGCATTGATCGCGGAAGTGGCCGTGGTGCACGGCGAGCCTGCACTTCTGGTGATCGACACTCTCGCACGAAGCATGGGACAGGGCGACGAGAACGCGGCGCCAGACATGGGCGCATTCGTGCGGAACGTCGATGTGATCCGAGAGAAGACCTCGGCGCATGTCATGGTGATCCACCACTCTGGCAAGGATCGAGCCAAGGGCGCTCGAGGACACTCTTCTTTGCGAGCCGCCACCGACACCGAGATCGAGCTTTCGACCGAGGGCGATGCGGTGATCGCAGAGGCAAAGAAGCAACGGGACATGGCAAACGGACGCCGATTTGCCTACCGTCTCGCCGAGGTGGAACTCGGGCACGACCAAGACGGCGACGCCGTGACGACGTGCCGTGTCGAACCGTGCGACGTGCCAGAGAAGAGCGGCGGGGCGCCCATAACGGCCGAGCAACGGCGCATTCTCGACGCCCTCGATATCTTCGTCGTCGAGCGGGGCGTTCCGAATCCGGGCGGCGAGGGGTGGCCCGAGATCGGCGTGCGGAAGACTGTCGATCTTGCCGAGTTCAAGCGGTTCGCCGCGGCGCGCGAACCCGACGCCGACGAGCCGAAGAAGGCTTCCCGACGGGTGCGGGATATGCTCGCCAAGTTGATCGCGAAGGGCGTTGTGTGCTGCAACGAAGAGCGCCTTTGGATGGTCGCGAAGCATGGGAACGCGGGAACGTAAGGGAACGCGCGTGCGCCTGCGTTCCCGCGTGCCCTTGCCGTGACGGGAACGCGACGCGACGCGCGCTCTATAGGAGCGCGTCGTGCGTTCCCTGCGTGCAGCCCGTGCGGCATTCGATGAGCCGACCGTGATGCGTTCTTCCAAGGAAGAGGGCAGACCGATAGTCTCGGCGAAACGCGGTTCAAGACAAAGGATTGGCTAGGATGTTTTGGTTTCAGTCCGTCGAGCGTGCGCTAGAGAATCTTGGCGGCAGCTCGACCTTGAAACGCCTCTACGACGAAGTCAGGCGCGTAAGGATTGCCGCTGGAGACAGCACCCCGGTCTCGCTCGAAGAGGTGGTTCGGAAAGAACTCGAATACAACTCATCGGACTCGAGTAACTGGAGAGGTGACCGCGACCTCTTCTTTAGCGTTCATGGTATCGGTAAGGGAGTTTGGGGTCTTCGCGCAAGCATAGTGGCGTCTCCTGTTGCGTCTGACATCAGCGACGCCGATGAAGACACGCCTACTAAGGTCAAGGAACAGTTTGTCTATCGGATCATCCGAGACACTGTGATGACGCGAAAGGTGAAGGCTCTCCACTCGCACAAGTGCCAACTTTGTAGCTCGAGTATCACCCTTCCAGACGGGAACGCCTACGCAGAAGCGCACCACGTGATCCCCATCGGCTCCCCGCACAACGGGCCCGATGTGCCGACAAATATCGTGGTTGTCTGCCCCAACCACCACGCGATGCTTGATCTGGCCTGCATTCCGCTCGATCCCTCGAAGCTCCGCACGATCGACGGTCACACTGTCGCTCAGGCAAGCATAGACTACCACAACACAGTGATCATGGGCGGCTGAGCGAGAAAATCTCTCCGGGCTAAAGGGGGCCGACCGCGTGGGATAGTCGAATTTCCTTGTGGTAGAAATTGCAGGTTCGTAATGTTTCGGAGTTGTGAGGACGGATGGAGGCTTTGCGTTGAACGTATATGAACTTTTGAGCTTTTCGAACTGGTTCCTGAGCTACTCAACTGCGATTCAGCAGGGCTATCAATCGCTCAGTCAATCCTTGCAGCACAATGCAACACAGGCGCAGAAGGTGCCGGTTACAGAAGTGCTCGAAGCGCTTCGGAAGACGCTATCGTCAATGCCTTTGGAGCAATTGACAAACGAACAACTTGCGCTCCTAAAGAGTTTTGGAATTGATCACTTGATTGGAAACGAGGGCGCACGATATGTTCGGCGTGTTGTCGTTCGAACAAACTTTGATCCCGCTACAGCATCTTCTGAGATAAGCTCCGCATTGGGGTCAATTAACAATACGATAAGCGTAGTTGAGCAGGTTCGAAATGCTCTTCGGAATGTGAGTGCCTTTAGTAAGCAAGAAGAGTCAATTCCAGGGCACATCACAGTTAGGGTGCAATTCAAGGATGGCGCCTCAATCTCAGACATAGCGGAATGGAAGAGGTGGGCGAACGATTGGAACGATATCGTCCGCGGCATCGGAATGTGCGTTGGGGAATCACCGAACGATACGCAGGTTATAGGCGCAACCAACGGTTCGATAATCTTGGTTCTCGCCGGAACGGCCACATTTGTTGGGCTTCTGGCCCTGATCACGAAGCATCTAGCAAACGTTGCAAAGGAAGGGCTGGTCATTTCCAACGCAATTGAGGACCTCCGCCACAAGAGAATCCTCAATCGCTTGGTTGAAGATAATTTGAGGGAGCAAGCAAACCAAATCAAAGAGAACGGCGTAAAGCTGATTGTGGATGAAGCGAAGAAATCGCTACCTGAAAAGATTAATGGAGAGAAGGAAGCTGCCCTCACAAAGGCAGTTCAGAAGTATCTTCGCTTCAACGAGCTTGGGGGGGATGTTGACTTTGTTAGTCCCGCAGAGACCGAAGATCCAGACGATCTTGTATTGGATGGGGCTGAGATTGCGCACATTCGCGAAACGATAGCGCAGGTAAGGCAGATCAGGGAAGACATCAAGCTTCTTACTGACCAATCTCAAAGTGAAGTTGGGGAATCCGGCGACGATTCTGATTGAAGATAGCAAGTAGCGAGTCTTGCTGTTTGAAGGAGTGCAGGAGCACTTGGCGACGCGAGTGCGGAACTGATCGAGGTGCATCAATATGGACCCGATCAATTCACGAGCCCGGAAGGGCAGGAGCAAACGCACATGGCAACCGCACTCGCCGTCGCAAAGACCCTCAAGGCGCACCTCGGGCTTCCCATGCAGGCAGGATACTCGGCCGCTCGCTTCGTGGCGAACGAGCACGGGCTTATCGACCCTCGCGGCGTGCGCACGAAGTATGACCTCGACGCCATGCAGACGGCCGAGGTTGTGCTTTGTTGCTGCGCGTCCAGCCTCTCCCACGATCTCGGCGCCTTGCTCGCCACGGTGCGAGAGACCGGCGTCGCCGAGTGCCTTGCGTCCTTTCTCGATCACCCCCGGGCGCTCGCGGACTCCGCGTTCGTGATCGACGGGCGAGGCCGGGCGATCCGAGTGCACCGTGCCGACGAGGATGCGTCGGGCGTCGTGCTCGAGGTCGAGCAATTCACCGGCGGCTCGCCCAAAGGGCCGACCTTCACGATCGACGGTTACGCCCTCGCCGCGGCGCTCTCGGAGAAATCGAACTAGCGGAGCGTATGGCAGGGCGGCCGTGCGTCCTTAAGCCCCCGAGGAACTCCGCACTCTGCCTCTTCCTCGGGGGCGTCACAGGAAGAACAACCGCGCTTCGGCGCACCAACCAGAAGCCCGCGAACGGGCCACAGAAGGAACGACGACCCATGAAGACTGTCCGCGAACTCCGCGCCGCCCTCAAGGCAAAGACCGACGAGGCGCGCACCCATATCAACGACGCCGAGAAGTTTGCCGCCGTTGACGCCGAAATCCGCGCCATTGGCGAGCAGATCGAGCGGGCCGAGCGCCTGGCCGAGATCGAGCGCAACGCCGAGGGCCGCTCGCTCACCGAGCTCGGGACCGAAGGCGCCGTCGAATGGCGCTCGATCGCTCGCGGCGAGTCCAGGGCGATGACTGTCGCGGCCGACGGTGGCGCGATCGTGCCCGAGCAACTGGCGAGCCAGATTCAGAACCGGGTGCGCGATATCAGCCCGATCCGCTTGATCGCGAACGTCGTCAACGTCTCGAGCGCCGACTTCACGATCCCGGTGAACGTGCGCGGCTCGGCGTCGCGCTGGTCCGGTGAGAGCGGCGATCGGAATCCCGAGACCGCGGCCCCGACGATCCGCCCGGTCAAGCCGACCTTCGGCGAGGTGAACGCTTTCCCCGTGGTGTCGAACCATCTGCTCGACGACTCCGCCTATGACGTGGGCGGCTTCATCGTGAACAACGCGGCGAGTGACTTCTCGGAAGCCGAGGGTGCGGCCTTCGTGAACGGCAACGGAACCGACAAGCCGACGGGCTTCCTCGCCGTCACCCCCGAGGTCGCCGCCGACGCGACCCGCACGGCCGGTGCTCTGCAATTCGTCGAGACCGCCGCGGCCGGTGTGATCGTGGCCGACGATCTTATCAACCTGATCTACAAGCTTCGCGCGGGCTACCGGGCGAACGGTGCCTTCGTCATGAACTCGACGACGGCCGCCGTGATCCACAAGCTCAAGGACGCCGAGGGCCGCTTCATGTGGGCTGACTCCTTGGCGGCAGGCCAGCCCGCGCGGCTTCTCGGCTATCCGGTGGCGATCGCCGAAGACATGCCCTCGATCGCCTCGGGCGCGTTCCCGATCGCGTTCGGCGACTTCAAGGCGGGCTATACGATCGCGGATCGCACCGGCGTTCGCCTGATCCGCGACGAGGTGACGCGCAAGGGCTTCACCGGCTTCTATCTGTCGAAGCGGGTGGGCGGGATCGTCACCGACGATGCGGCGATCAAGCTTCTCAAGATCAGGGCGTAAGAACATGGGGCACGCCGACATTGAAAGGCGTGCCCTCGAATACCGCGCCGTTGAAGGCGGCCGGATCGAGGGCTACGCCGCCGTATTTAACTCGCCGAGCCATGATCTCGGCGGCTTCGTCGAGACGATCGCACCCGGTGCCTTTGCCGCCTCGCTCACGCGGGGCGACGACGTTCTCGCGCTCTTCCACCATGACACCCGCGCCGTGCTCGGCCGCTCGAAGTCGGGAACGCTGCGGCTCAAGGAAGATGGCAAGGGCCTCTTCTTCTCGCTCGACGTGGCAAACACCACGGCCGGGCGTGACGTGCTGGAAAGCGTCGGCCGTGGCGATATCACCGGCGCGAGCTTCGGCTTCCGCGCGATCCGCGATCGTTGGTCGCACAAAGGGGCACCGGCGAAGCGCGAGCTTCTCGAGGTCGAGCTTCTCGACGTGACGGTGACTCCTTCCCCCGCATACCCCGCGACCGTCGTCTCTCGCCGCTCGCTCGACGAAATCAACGAAGCCGAACGCCGGGCGCGTTATCTCGATCACCTTGGGGGCTATCATGGGCTTCGCTGAACTCTTCCGTCGTCGCCCTGCCGAGACGCGCTCGAATGAGACGCTCGCCGCCCTTGGCGCGCATTGGCTCGGGACGCCCGCCACGAGGTTCCCGGCCGAGCAACTCGCCGTCACCGCCGCTTGCGTCGCGGTGATCTCCGGCCAGTTGGCGGGCTTGCCGGTGCGCGTCTACCACTACGAGGGCAACACCCGCCACGAGGCTCCCTCGCACCCTCTGGCGCGGCTTGTGCGGCGCGGGCCGAACCCGTGGCAGTCGTGGCCCGACTTCGTTGAATGGATGGCTGCGAGCGCGCTTTTGCACGGCAACGCCCTCGCCGAGATCGTCGCCGATCGTTCGGGCCGCGTCGTCGAGCTCCGGCCGATCCGGTGGGGGCTCGTGCGCGTCGAACTCGTGAACCCGGGCCGCGTGATCTACCACGTGACCGGCGACGATCTCTCGGCTCCGATGGGCTCGACGCGGCGCCTTCTCACTTCCGAGGTGCTGCACCTCAAGGCCCGCACCGATGACGGCCTGATCGGCGTCGCTCCGCTGCGCCGCGCAATGGCGGCCGCTGCCCATGCCGTCGAGACCGATGCGCATAGCAAGTCGATGTGGCGGAACTCTGATCGCCCGTCGGGCGTCCTCATGCACGAGAAGAACCTCTCGGCGGGCGCTGCCGAGCGCCTCAAGGAGTCCTTCGTCTCTCGCTATGGCGGGGAGAACCGGGGCGCACCCGCGGTGCTCGAGGAAGGGCTCAAGTTTGAGGCGTTCCCGACGATCTCCCCAGAAGACGCCGAAATCCTCGCGGCGCGTCGCTTCTCGACCGAAGAGATCGCCCGGGCATTCGGCGTGCCGGCGCCTCTAGTGGGCATCCTCGACCATGCCAGCTTCACGAACTCCGAGACGCTGTTGCGGCACTTCGCGCAATCCACGCTCGCGCATTGGGCGCGGAAGCTCGAGACCGAGCTTTCCCGTTCCATTCTCACCGAGCAAGAGCGCGAGACCTATGAGATCGACGTTGATCTCTCGGGGCTTCTCCGCGGCGATCACGCCGCGCGGTGGGCGGCGCACAAGATCGCGATCGACGCGGGCGTGCTGACGATCAACGAGGTGCGCGAGGTCGAGGGGTGGAGTCCGATCGAGAAGGCGGCCGAGGCGCCGAAAACCGAGGCCGCCGAATGAGCCCGTATGGGAAGATCGCCGAGAAGTTCTCGATCGACGAGGTGCTCGTTCGCGCCGTCGCTCGGGAGCTTCGTGAGGCGGGACTCGCGACCGGACACCGGCGGCGCGTTCCTGTCGAGCTGGTGAAACGAATCCGCGAGCTTGCGGCCGTCGGGCTCAATGCCCGGCAGATTGGGGCGATCGTCGGTTACTCGCGAGCCTGTTGCGACTCGATCATGCGGGGAGCGACGCACAAGCGGGTGACGTAGGCGCCTCGAAGAAGGAAAAAGCGAAAGGCCCGTCGTTAGCTCGGCGGGCCTTCTTTCATTGGGAAATCCGTTACCCCGAACGTTACCCCCAAGACAGAATGCGGCCATGGACCTCGAGAGGTCTTGCCGAAAGTCTCTGATATTTCAGGGAATTTTGGCTCCGGCGGTAGGGATCGAACCTACGACCAATTGATTAACAGTCAACTGCTCTACCGCTGAGCTACGCCGGAACACGGGGCGGTCTATA